CCACCCGAAGCTGTCCAGACATTATCAGTTAGGGTGAGCTTGTAGGTACCCGCTGGATCCTGAGCCGATTCAGAAACTGCTACAATATCACCCGCAGCAGTATAACCATTACCCGCTGCGATATCAGTCAGGTTAGCAAAGATACTGTTGGTTGCGACTGGTGCTGTTAAGTGGAGTGACACCTTGTGACTATCAGCACCGTGATTATGGACCTTCTCGGCCACATCCTCGACGTACTGGTTGAACTTCTGAGCAGCTACCATGATTGTCTCCTCTGCATCTGTGGCATGTTGGTCGTAGTCGTAAGTTTGTTACGGTTTAGATCTCCAGAGTAACAACGGTTATTGAGGCTGTTATAACACCCCCACCAGCAGCTATCAATATCTCTCCGGCAGGAACCCAGGAGGTATCAAGAGCATTTGCAGTACCAGTAAAGAAGGTTGAATCATAAGCAGCACCCCCTCCGGAGTCCAATTCAACAGTTACTCCAGCCTGTACTGGGGTTGCCGAGTATTTAACAGAAACAAAACTGACCTTCCGTAGGGCTCGGGCATTGGGGGTTACAACAAGAGTGACAAGGGTGTCAGCAGCACTTGTGACCCTATCCCGGAAAGCATTGATTTGAGTTCTACGATAGAACTGTTCCTCAGCCATTACTGCTCCTTTCTTGTTCTTCCAAGAGGACCACTATGATCCCTTCTACTCTGCGTTGTCCACGACGTTTATTCATATCTGTGTACTACTATTATATATCAAAATTTTGTAACTTTCAAGGGTTCCTTTTAAAGGAATACTAACTACAGTATTACCACTCTAAGATCATAACAACACCATCTTCACCATCACCACCGTCGCCAGTATTTTCAGAAGCACCACCCCCTGCACCATAGCAAAACGCATCACCAGCCGCACCACCACCTTCCGTTCCCCCTGAGCCACCGCCCCAAAATGAACTACCTCCCATACCACCAGTATTTGTATCTCCCCCAGAGCCACCACCTCCCCGAATCAACAAGTCGCCAACCGTTGCAGTGCCCCCTATAGAGGGTTTAGTGCCTCCAGTGCCACCGCTTCCGTTACCACCTGCACCACCGCCAGCAGAAGCAAGGGAGCCAACACTCGACGTTCCACCTGCTGGTGCGTCGTCAGTGCCTGTTCTCCCTGTTGAACCCGTACCAATCGTCACAGTCGGAGTGCCCACGGACTGAGTATCAGCAACAAAGTCGATAGCAGTAGAACCTCCTGCACCGCCACCTGCTACTGCTGCGGCACCTGCACCTCCACCACCGCCACCGCCACCAGTGCAGAATATAACCGCAGTGGTCCCGTTGGACTTTGGAGTCCACGTTCCATCAGCTGTAAAGAACGTCACCCCAACAAGTCCACCAACAGCACCAGCACCACTATCTCCCGCCAACCGCCAGCGCTGGGTTGTTCCATCGTAGCGAAGCAGTACAGACTCGTTCGGCGTCAGAGTGCGATCTCCTCCGCCAGCAAACAGGAACCTGTTACCTGCTGTTGACGCTGTGTCTTGATCCATCAATACAATATCGAACGATCCAACATTCGTGAACAGCATCAGACGACCCACAGCACCACCAGCAAGTCCCGTGATATTTCGACTTGCATCAGTGTTAGCTCGAACATGAAGTGTGCCACCAAGTCCAGTGGGGTCGTAGTTGTTCGTATTTGCCGTGATCTGCGATGGAGTAATTCCGGCCGATAGTAAGAACGCGTCCGAGAAGTCTGCCGACGCATTCAACAACGGCACCGCATCACCAGACGTCCCTGTATCTTTCAGCGCTGCCGACTTTAACTCGAGGTCTGTACGCCCTAGTGCTGCTGATGCCCGATTCAGAAACGCCTGCATGAAGCTGGTGACGTGATTCCGAAGCAGGTTGAACTTGTCAACATTGCCCGCAAATTCACTTCGAGCAATCTTTGGATCATCTGTAGCCTGATCCATTTCAGTCTTAACTTGATCAGCTGGCCACGTCATTTCTTCGGTCCCTTCATCTCGACGTCGATGGTTGCATCAGTAAGTGTTCCGTCCTTGTAGATTTTAAACTCGGCAGCAGGCTCACTGTCCCCTGTAATTGTCGTTGTCTTACTGAGCAGGTCCCATGTCCAACCTGAACCAGCATTTTGGAAAGCTAGAATAGACACTGACGTGACAGCTGATGTGCTACCTCTTGTTGCTAACTTGAAATGTCCCGTAGCAATTCTTTCGAAACGTCCTGCAGTTGCTGCAGATGTATCTACATCTTCATATTCCTCAACTTGAGTCTCACCATCAAGTAAGACAACCAAACCTGAAAGAAATGGATCTGTACTCGATTCAACAACTCGAATGTCAATGTAGCGTGCTGTTACTGCTGCCAATGCTACGAAACCACCAACCGGTGCTCCGTCAGAATCTGTACCCGTTTGCATTGTAATCACAACAGAACCATTCGGATCAGCAGAAACAATAGGTGTAAAAGTTACATCTGACCCGAGATCAATAGTGGGTGTCTGATATGTAATAGGTGACTTACTGTTAAGAATTGTAAGCCAAGAATCTGGTAACGCTGACCATGTGTCGGGAAGATCAGCCCATGTCTGTGAACTTTCAGACTCTAGAATACCTTCATATGCTACAAAACAGTCAGTCTTTGTTCCTGGCCATCCCAGAACAAACTCATTCCTACCAAGTATAACATCACGTAATCGTGGATCTCCAATTGTTGCTTCAAGAAGTACTGCATTGACTGACTCGTTACCACTCGAGTCAATCATCTTAATACCAAAAGTATAGGTTCCCGCTGCAAGTTCGTTGGTCTCATGTGGGGATGCAATAACAAAACCAGTGTGTAGTTCTGCCATTCCAGACCAAACACCACCAGTACCACTGACATACTTGATCTTGAAACCGCCACCAGAAGTTACATCAGCTGGTGGGGATGCAGTCCAAGAGAACCTTCTTGTACCATCTGGTAGTCGAGCAACATTAAATGAAGTAACATCCGGTGGTGCATCAGTCTTACCAGCTACAGTATGTGAACCCGTAAGATAGAGTGAAAGTACCCCGATACTACTAATTGTGCGCACTTGAACATCGTAGGAGATACCGTCTTCTACATCCCAGATGTGAACTGTAGTTTGTCCACGTTGAACTAGACCAACTGTTTCAAAGTCACTATCAGCTGATCGTTTAAATTGAACCTCTGTTCGATCAGCAAAGAAATCCACTACAGTCCAGACAACTTTAATACGGCTAACTATAGTACCATCAGATTTCAGGAATAACTCAGCATCACCAGAGGTGAGAACTAGGCTAGTAGGTGGTTGAGCAAGGAAGGGACTACCTCCAAGTAATACTGGCACTGGTGGCTTGATTACTTCATCAGTTGCAGGAGTGAAATCAAATGCTGTAGCATCCAGTTCTGCAAGTGACAATCTTACACCTTGCAATGATGGAGAATCAGGATTTTCAGAAGCAACTTCAATACCTGTTTGTGCCATCACTTCAAAGGTTTTGTCTGTCCAACCACGACGTGCATTAGTAATCTGAACAATATTTCCAGGAATCGACCTGAAGCCTTGTGGCCCAGTTGGATACTCAACTCTTATCTCTCGACGATGACGTGAAAGCTCGATCTTGCCTAATCGTATTGCTGTAGGTATTCGGCTAGTCCATGGACGATCTATATCACGCCATATCTTTATACCCTGATCATTAGCAATAAAGGTCGAGTCAACAATCGGAGGATAATCTGTCGTTTCTCCTACAGCAATTTGGGTTGCTAATACACCACGTACTGAGTTAAATCGTTCACGACGACTATGCCGTGTCCGTACTACTAAAGGTCCCCAGAGATCAGTTTCGTCATAAGTCGGAGTAATAGGTGTGCGCCACGCACCAGGCAGGATATTAAGAACACCCCCAGTCCAAACTAATTTTCCAGCCATTGCAGACAGTATTTCATTTATAGACTGAACTGGAATTACACCATTATCGATTATTCCCGCAGCTGTATAACGGGGCTCTCCTGTCTTGATCACAACATGTTGACCCACACCAGCAGAAGTAATCGTAATTGCTGTACGTGCAATAGCATTGTCATGGGTAGTAGCAAACTTCACTCCGGTATGAATCCCACTGCCATGCTTTGCATCAACATCTCCATTAGAGATTGCAGTAGCTGCATCCCCAGTATAATTACCGGAGGCAAGTGCAATAGTTGTCTCACCATCATCTTCGTAGTTGGCACCAACCAACCGTGTGACAATGACAAAGTATGATGTACTAACAGCAAGACCAGCTGGAACTGTTCCACCACTAGCAATGAAAATTTCTACCCTGTCACCAGTTTCCAACCTGACAGGTGAACCAGTTCCGGCAATTGCAAGGTCAAGTTCATCATTTGTAACATCCACAGCAACCACAGCATGACCAACTGGTAATACTGTTACAATCTCGTCGCTAGTATTAGCGGCAGCATTTGTTTCAACATCATTAAAATCAGCAGTTACAAAACCAAGCCCAACCTCAACCTCAGTTAGAAACTCGCGTAGTATTAAAGCTGCATTCTGAGAATAACGACGAGTTGTGTCACGGGTGTCAAAAACAGTATTGGTGCGTGCCCAAACTTTAATTTGCGGTAGTCCATTTGGAAACCTGTCTTGATCCCATTCAAGTTTTACATATATGTAAGCAATACCAGCACCTTTGAAGTTAGTATCTATCCTGGCAATGTCTGCAACCAGGTCTAGATCGGCCATCTGAGCTGGACCCCCAAGGTGTATCTTAATACGAACCCTACCGTCAAATTTACCTGATGTTACATTACCACTTCCATCCAATTCCTCAAGAAATATAGGTGTGTCATCTAACCATACAATATCTATTCCATCCCAAGCAGCAACTGGTGCATCCCCAAGGACAATAATTAAATGATGGAACTTATTGTTCGTGGACGACTCATAAAATGTAAGTTTTCCACCCAAAACCATTTCACCAAACGGCAACTTACGGGTAGTTATTGCTTCACGTATTGTACCTGTGCGATCCAGACCTGCAAATTTTATAGGTACTGCAAGTAGTTGTGATGCTATAGCACCCGCAACAAGAATGGCTGCCGAAACGTATGGTCCAACATACGGAATAAAGAGAGCTGCAAATGCAGCAAGGGTGGTAAGGATTGGAATAGACTTTACCATCAGTTAAAGCCCCATGCTCTCTGACAGTCTATCAATCGTCTCCATACTAATCCAGTACCCCCAGCAAACTCAGCTAGAGTACCACTTAATCCAACTAGTCCCAAAGCAGGTTCAATTGAACCTTCTGGGGTTTCAACATCAGCAAGTACTACACAACCACGACCTGCAAAACTTGGGTTGATTTCATACAACCCGGCCTTTCTCGCTAAAGCGGTGGCTGCCTCATCCAACGAACTACCTAGGCTCTTAATGGCCATAACAGCCCCACGGGCCGTCTTATAGAGCCGAACATCAGCCATTGGGTCTGGCAATCCCTGTACAACCAAACCATTACAGGCGAAACGACAACAATCATGTTTACCCCAAACAAAAGGCATAACTCTTCTCGCCTCCAGATAAACTGATAGCTTTCCCTCCCAACCTATTAGACGAGAAGTCATTGGAGCTTGATCTCCCGATTTTGTAAAGCTGCTACATCGTCAAAAAATGTATCCCCCGGATAGATGTCTTTCTGGTCTTCAGGTGTATAAGTTCGACGACGTATACGTTCTAGATCGATCAATCTGTTCTCACCTGTAACCTTGATTACAGCTAAACCTGGTATCTCACTATCTTCCATAACATCGAGTGCACCTTTAAAACGGATAAATGGATCATCAATAAGGGTTCCATCAGTATGATCAATTTGTGCCTGCCAAATTGTTACTGGTCGGCCTTGGTATTCCTCACTGAGTGCAATGTTAAGAATAGCATCAACAGCATCGGGTTGATCAGTTGTTGGCATAATCGACAATGTCAGTTGTACACCTGACGCTACTGCTTCCTGGGTTTCAGAAATTGGCTCGATACTTCCCAAACGTCCTATACCAGAATAGACCTCTCCAAAAACCGTTAAATCACCAAGACCGTTCCATACCCTGAAGTCACCACTGTCGAATTCGATCTTGACCAAAAATCGAGGAGCAGTTGTTGACTTGCCAAGTTCAGTATTGACAGCCGCAGTGAGAGTTCGTCCACTCATATAACAACCTCCGCAACATCAATTGTAATACCACTATGAATAGATGGGGGTCGTACACTCCATGAGCTTACACCTATTGGTGAAATAAACAGACCTTGTGCACTGGACACTACAACTGTTGAACTATTAACCGGTGCAGTTCTAATTGGAGGCCATAAGTTCATTGTAGCATCACCCGAACCATCTGAATCAACATCATCAAGAACTTTCTTTAGTCGTGCTGTTATACCTGTACCGAGTTGAATATAATCACCCTCTAGCAAATAACCAGTAACACTAGTTGGCAAGCCCGTAACATTTAAAGCTTCCCCAGTTTGTGCGGCTCCATCAACTACTGGTGTACCCGGTGTATCCTTTGCACTGCCTAGCGGTAGAGTAGCAGATGGATCCCCAAGCATAAACGTTCCAGCATTTGTTCCTGCACGACGCAATGCTGTTAACCATGCAGTAAGTGAACGACCATCACCTCCCCTTCGAGCTTTGATGGTAAGAGTACCACGCCACATCCGACCATCGAAAATTTGTTTGATTAAGGCAAAATTCCATGCATTGAGAGCATACGCATCATTACTCACTGCTGACCATTCAATGTTTGAAACCCCAAAAGTTTCGGGGGATACAAGAGGAAAACTTGGCATTATACACCTCCAAACAGGTTAGGATCACGACGTCTAGCAGCAACCACAGCAGCAACTGCTCGAGGTTCAAATCGGCCCGGTCCCATAGTATCAATAAGTGCCCTCTCCAACCGCGCAATTGCAGCAGCATCTGCACCAGTTGCATCAATAAAGAAGGTGTTACCTCCACCTTGCCTACCCCGTCTGGCTTGTCCTGCAGGTGTTATATCAACTTGTTCACCCTTTGTCAAATTTAATAGTACAGGATTAGCATCAACACCAGATCGCCCACCAACCTTGAAGCTTCCCCCATGACCAAAACTGGCTTGGGGAGACGTGCCAGTAACTGATGTTCCAAAGTTCCCAGAGCCAGCACTTCCAGCAAATGCACCACCACCAGCAAAAGCACTAGCACCAGTAAAGAGAGCACCAAGAAGAGATCCAAGAATTCCTCCTCCACCGCTTCCACCACTACCACCTGTACCAAGGATTTTATCAAGTATTGGGCCAATAACCTTTAACTTGATAACCTCTGCTATTATCTCATTCATTGCAAGACGTACAAGGTCAACAAGACTGTCAAAGCTAAACTTAGCATCGAACAACATGTCTGTAAAGGTTTCAGAAATGCTGTCTCGGAGATCCTCGAAGGTCCGTTCAATAGCTCTTACAGCTTCAACCTGGCGCTCGAAGACTGGTGCAGCATCTTCAAGATCATCCAGGAGTTGGCGATATT